CCAACCTGTGAGGTGGTCTTGCCGACGGCCACAATGTCGTCAGGCTGACCGGCCCCCGGGTCGTCAAAGCAGACCAGCAGAGATGATGTCTTACTGAACGGGTCCGGCGTGAGTTGCGCCGTGAGCATGTCGTAGAAGTACTGGCGGACGCTCGGGGCGGAAGACGTAGGAATGGTCATTACGCGATCCCCGGGGGTCGACGGACGGGCGACCAGAGCTCAATCACCCGGTCGGGCAGCGCAAAGCCCATCGGCGTTCCCGCGCTGTCGCCGTCCATAGCTGCGCCGCCGAACTTCGGCCGGCCGGACTGCTGCGTCTGCTGCCAGAGGTGGCGAATCAGCTCAAGCGCGCCAAGACGGACCGTGAAAGGAACCTGACCGCTGCGACCCGCTGTGTAGACAAGTTTGATGTTCTTCGAACCGGCCGCGAATAGGGCGGCATCGCCACCAAAGGTCCTGCGGGTGAGAGTCCCGGTCGTGTAGTCAGCGGTGAAAGCGAAGGCGTTCATCTGAGTGCCTAGCGGCTGCTCGTTCAGCACGAACGCGCCTAGGCCGTAGTACTCCGTGCAGCTGAGCACCGACGCCAGCGGAAGCCAGTCCGGCGATAGGGTCGACACTCCCCCGTCGAAATACTGCGTATGGGTCTCGGGGAGGAACGGGCCGCACACGTCGCGAGCCTGATCGGCAGCCGCGAGGATGAAGTTCTGTAGTTCGTCATCCTGCCGCGTATCGGCGGGATTCAGGTTTAGGTGCTTCTTAACGGACAGCAGGTCTACTAGCTGCTCAACGCCTTGCGGACGGACCGTGAATTGATCTTCGCTGGCCCACCCAACGCCGGTTCCCGTGGCAGTCCAGCGGACGAGCCAGTTGCCAGCGGCGGCAACGGACGGGACAACGGCCGAGAGCGCCCCCAGGGGCCCCGTAGCGACTGTGGGATGGGTTACCGCTCCCGTTGGGTCAGTGACCGCCAGAGAGGCCGTCAGAGACCCCGTGGCGGGATTCCCGCTGTCGTCTAGGGCCGTCGCCGTGAGGCCAACGTCCTGCCCCACGTAGTACATGGTCTGTGAAGCCACGCGCAGGCCCCCTATCGGTAGCGTCTGTTCTGTCGCTGAGTCGAGCCCCGGCGGTCATGATTCGCGCCGTTGTGGTTGGGCGCCGGCCGCTGACTTCCGCGACTCCGCCGGCTCTTACTCTGGGCACGTACGCGGCTTCGGCGATGCGCTCTCAGCGTGTGGCGATGTGCCGCCTTCTGGCGCTTCTTTTCGAGCTTCTTAGCGACCCGGTGGGGAGGCCCGTAGTGCTTAATAGCCATTTACGGGCCTCCCTCCGGAATCACTGCTTAGAACGTCGGGGCGACCAGACCGGTACCGCCGATGACCGAAATGGACGCCGGGTAGCGTGCCGCCTGGAACGACGCGTAGTTGTACAGCCGAACGAAAACCGACATCTGATTTGCGTAGGTCTGGGCAAACGCCTCGGCGCGAACGTTGGACTCCCAGAGCATGAGGTCGGCGAGACGCGCGACGATGATCGTGTCCTGGTTAGTACCAGCGCCAAGGTTGGTCGGCAGGGTGGCGTCCACGTAGACCGGTAGGCCCATGATGTAGCCCACGAAACCCTGCGAAGCAACCTCACCCGGGGTACCCATGGCGTTGAGCGGACCGCCAGCATTCGGGACCACTAGCGGGCGGCTCTGACCGTCTAGCGAGGCAACGATCCATGCCCACCGGGTCGGGTGCATGATGATGGTGTCCGGCGGCAGGAAGCGCTTCGTGTGAACCTGCTGAATCGCGCCCGCAAGCTTGCTGTACAGCAGCGCGAGGGTGGGCGACGCGGAGGTGAACGCGACCGCGTTGGTGCCGGCCAGCGTCAGGATTCCGGTCTGCTGGCCGGCCGTACCCGAGCCGCTGAGAACCTGTAGGTTGAGCGACTGCGCATAGGCGGCAGCGAGGTCCCCGAGAACGAGATCGTCAACGTTCAGCGGGCTCTGCTCGATCAGCTGAAGGGAGATCGTCTGACCACCGGCGATGGTGCTGATACCGCTGGAAATGCTGGTCGTGGTCAGGTCGGTCACCTGAACCGCGCTGTTCTGCGTGGTCTGCACCGCCACCGCAGTACCGGTGTTCACCTTCGGCACGTTGATGCTGTCAGTGCCCGGCGGTAGCGGGTGGGACGGGGTCAGGTTCGCGGTAATCCGACCGGGCCGAGCGAGCTTGACGAACTGAGACTCCAGCCACAGAGGGGGCACGAACTCACCACCAGCGCCATTTACGGTGCTGATCGCTCGGAACTCAGGGTCAGCAGCACGGCCCCGGTCGTTGCGGGCAAGGCGGTCGACGGCATCCCGGTCGCCCTTGTTCCGCGCCATGTGGAGATCACGGAAGTAGGACCGGCCACCGACGCCGGAGCGGTAGATCTCAGGCTCGCTGACGACCTTGACGGCCGCGTAGCGCTTCTGCATCTCGCTGGCAGCGTCGTCCGCGCGAACCTGCTCGTCCAGTTCCTTGACCCGGGCGTCTAGCTCGCGGATCTCAGTCTCGGCAGCATCGAACGCGCCGGACTCAACGTCGGTCAGCGCACGGGCCTCGGTCTTGGCGCTGTCGACCAGCGCGGTTAGCGCGGCGGACTTCTCGGACCGCTTGGCCAGTAGGTCAGCGATCATGGAACGCTTGTCCATGGATGTACTCCTAGGTTCTGAGAGTGGGAATCAGCCCTAGGTGGTGCCCCGTGGTGCATGGGGTCCGGCGTAGGTGAGCACGTACCAAATTTGGTACGTGACTAGAGGTTGAGCGCCCGCAGTCTGGCGCCGTACAGCGAGAGATCCGGCACGCTGGCAGAGGATCGCTCCGTCAGCGCGCGGACACGGTCCGGGTCGATGTCCCGCAGAGCCTCATCCGCCGTCAGGCCGCGAAGTGACGCCCCGTTAGTTGCGGGATTGGCCCCGTAGTTGACCACCGAAACGTCACCCTTGTTCAGGTTGACTTCGGTGATGTCTCGCTGCGTGTAGTCGGGTGACCACTCCTGCCGGAGGACCTGAAAAGCGAAAGACATCTCGTCCACGTCGCCCCGGTCCATGGCGCTCTGTAGGTCCCGCACGATGGACGAGTGAGGGTCTAGCTCCGCCTCGACGTGGAGCCCGGTAGCATCCTCTGCGAGGCGCATCGTGCCGCTCTTAGTCCGCGCCAGCGTCAGGCCAGAGTGGTTAATCTTGAACGGCACGTCGGCACCCTCGCCGAGCGTCTTAGTGAACGCGCCGCGCCGGATTACCTCCGTGTAGTCGCCGAGCCAGTCATTCATTTCGTACGGCGACTCGGTCACGGAGGCATAGCCGCGAAAAGTAAGGGTTTCACCCCCGCTGCCGTTCGGGGCGGACGATAGGCCAACCTCCCGGAAAGCGGTACTCCGAGTCTCAACGACATTTCGCATTACAGCACCGCCCCCAGAGCGTCGGCCTTAGGCGCGGAAGATGACGCGCCGGTGTCCTTCATTGGTTTCACGTTGGAATTCAGCGGAGCTGCAATATCGTCGCCGCCGTCGATCGGGCCATAATTCTCAAGTGCCCGGATTTCGTTGGTCGTGAGAATCGCAGCAGCGCGGGCAGCGCCGTACATGGCGTATCGGCCGGCCGTGTCCGTTCGCAGTAGAGCGTCAGCGTTGAACCGCGCTGTGTGAGGCTTCGGGAGCATGGCGGACCACGCATCCTCAATCCGGCCCAGCCATGGCGACAGCGTGTAGGCCAGAAAACCTAGGCCCTGCTGCTCAATGCCGGTTCCCCACGATGTGGTTTTGTCCACCTGCCCAAGCATGTGCGGGGGGATCCCGAACAGCGTGGCGACATCTAGATTTTGCGCCGCCCGAGTGCCCAGAAACTGTGCGTCGTCGGGGGTGACGCTGATCGGCTTCCACTCGGCGCCGCCGGAGAGGACACCGACCGTGTGGGAATTCTTGAGCCCGCCGTGTGAGGCTTCAAAGGATTCCTTTAGCTGTCGGGCCCGTTCCTTGTCCAGATCACCCGGAACGTGCACGATGCCGGTCATATGGGCACCACTGCCGAAGAACCTCGCGCCAAATTCCTCGGCCGCGAGACCTAGCCCGATGGACTGGCGAGCGTGCGCAATGACGCTGATTCCGGTCGCACTCTCGGGGTAGCACATGCCCAGCAGGTGGACGATATCCCCCGCATCGGCCGGCTTGCGGTCTACTTCGTATGTCCGTTCGCCCGCTTCGTTGAAAACGCACTTGACCCGGTCCGGGTGCAGCACGCGAAGCCGGGTAGGTCGATGCATGGAATCCCGCGAGACGACAGCGAGATACGCATTGCCCCGCAGCAGCAGCGACACCATGACCTGCGAAAGGCCCGTACGCCGGGTGGAAAACCGCGTGTCGTTCGCGCCGCCGAAGGGGTCCGCCACGATAGCGGGGGCGGGCTCGATAGTCGTACGAACCTCACCGTTGGCCCGGACCGCGTCAAGCGGCAGGCAGCTGACAGCGTCGGAGAGGATGCGGACACAGGCGGAAACAGCAATTAGCTGCATCGCTGTGTCTTCCGTGACCGGTACGCCGGACGACGTGACAGCGGCGAGCGAGCCATTCGACGGAATGGACCACGGATCGCCACCGCCGGATGGTGCATAGAATCGCTTCTCTAGGCGCCGGAGTAGGCCCATTAGCCGATCACCCAGCCCAGAATCAGCAGCCCAGCGCCGATCAGCAGCATGGCCATCACGGGACTCCAGCCGAGCACAACCGCCGCCAGCAGGCAGAGCACTCCGCAAATGTCGGCAACTTCGGAAATTGCCTCGCGCAGTCGCTTCATACTCGCCTCCTTAAAGGTCGGCCCAGGAAAAGAATTCGGCGACTGGCTCGCGCTCCGGTTCCTGGCAAGCACGCTCAAGCGCCATTACGGCGGAAATCGCAAGGTCGATTTTGCGCGGAGAACCCTTGGCGTCTTTCGACAGCCGGCTACCGCGAGAATCTGTGCGAATCACGCAGTTGGAAAGGTGCCGCGCTAGGCGCTGGTCACCGGAATGCGTCAGAGTCTGATTCATGACGCTCTCGAAAAACCGCGTAGTCGCCGGAATCATCCGCGACGGACTTTGCGGGAACTCCACGACCGGCAAACCCTCACCCTCAAGAATCTGATAGGTACGAGCCCAGCGGTACGGGTCACAGACAATCTCGCGAACCTGCCACTTACGGCAAGCGCGCCGGATCTCGTCTTCCACGTCGATAATGGGGACGGTCCAGTCATTGCCGACGCTGGCCGGCCTTTCCCACGCCGCTACGACGTCCACGTGCGGAGCCACGTCGCCATTCGGCACGCTGACCACAACAAGCGCCGTGCTGTCATTGTTGAAAGAACCATCAAAACCTAGAACTACCTCGCTGCCGTCCGGAATGGTCACGGATTCGTCAGCGCATTCGTCCCACGCTCCGGCGGGTAGCCAGGCTTGCGCCGTGCTCACCCATTGGTTAAGTCGCTTCGTGCGGAATTCCGCTTCGGGCGTGCGGAGAACGGCGGAGTGGAAGTCATCCGCCGAGACAATGTCGTCATACCCAGGATTCGCGGCTTCCCACACAGCGCGGTCGCGGTGGTCGGCACCTTCCGGCGCGCCCCACCACTCAAAGTAGAACGTGGGGTCGGGAACCTCGCCGCTGGCCACCTGGCACCCGTACTGGTACATGCCGTAGCACAGCGAATCAGCGCCGGTGCTGTCCGACTTCACGCCTGCCGTGGTGATGCCCACTAGTAGGGGCTCTGTGCGGGCGCCGGTGGCTAGCGCCATGACGTCCCACAGTTCACGATTGGGCTGTGCGTGGACCTCATCGAATAGGACGAGGTGGGGATTTAGACCCTCTTTGGTGAACGCTTCGGCGCTGAGCACGCGGTAGACACTGCCGGTCGCCGGAAGCTCGATAGCGTCCCGGTAGCACTTGAACATGCCGCCGAATTGCGGCTCTAGCTCGATCATCTTCTTTGCCGTGCCGAAGACGATCCGCGCTTGCTCTTTGTCAGCAGCGCACGAGAAAACCTCACCACCACGGGGGCCGAATGCTAGACCGAAGAGCGCCACACCGGCACCTAGGGCCGATTTGCCGTTCTTTCGGGGAACCCCGATTAGCGCCTGTCGATGCTTTAGCCGGCCGTCGGGTCGCCGGGCCAGTAGACGGCGCATCATGTCCGTCTGCCAGTCGCGCATCACCATCGGCTCGCCGGCCGAACCGCCTACGCTGTCTTTGGTGACCCGCAGAAACTGAGTGAAGTTGCCGAAGTCGATCCCATCACCCTTGACTAGATCGGCGGGATCGACGTCCGTGAGCCACAGAGGGCTACCCATTGAGCGCCTCCGCCTTCCAAGCGCGAGTTTCCATACGCTTGGCACGGCGCTTACGCCATTTCGGGTACGCCGGAGTATGTCCAGGACAGCAATACTGCACCGACCGAAATCGCCCGAGCATGCGCATTACGTCTCCCGATTCTGGCGACGCGCTAGCATCTCCTCAAAAGCGTTCTTCGCCTTTACCTCGGCCACACCCATTCGCGTTCGGTCAGCGGGGGTGAGGCCAAGCGCGGCGAAAAGCTTGGCTATTTCCGTCTCGATCGTCGAAAGCATTCCGACGAGAGGGTTGGCGTAGGCGTAGGCCTTATCCGTGAAAAGGACAGGCTCGCTCTCGTCGAGCAACTGCCGGAACAGCGCGCGGCGGTCTACCTTCTCGCAAGCGAGCTGCAAGGTTAGGTGGTCCGTCTCGGCGAGCCACACACAGCCGCCTACGACGCTCTCCCACGCTGCCCGGCCCTCCGGTCCAAGGTGGAGCGGCGCGGCCGTCTGGACCCCCGCCACGGGCGCCACAGAGGCAAGTGCGGGTAGGTCTCGTTTCCCCGGATTGCCCAGCTTGCGCTTACGCTCCGCCGGGACGGGGGGTCGACCAGCAACCATCGATACCCCCCGGGTCATAATTTCGCGGCGGTGCGTGTTTCACCTGGGGCCGGGTCCCCATCGAGTGACGAACCGAAGACTGATGTGCCCCCCTATGGGCCCTAATGTCCGTTTCGGGCATCACGCTAAGTAAACGGCGCAGGTTGCAGCGCGTAGGCGCACGTCAGCAGCGCCAGCGGGCTAGGCCGGCCGATCGCGCTTCCTGGCATTGCAGCTTCGGCAGAGCACTCGGAGATTGTCCTTAGTACTACTGCCACCCTTGGCCTTAGGGATGATGTGGTCCACGGTGAGATCAGCACTGCCATGGGCAGGCACTCCATAGCCAGTACACCAGTTGCCATACACAGCCCTGTGCTGGGCTAGGACAGTGGCAGCAGTAGCACGCCACACAGAACCATAGCCACGTGCTGTAGAACTACCACGCTGCTTATCCCTCGCTGCCATATAGGCTCGCTGGTGATCGTCACAGCGCGATGGATTGCCTGTTAGTCGCCCGCAATCTAGGCACGGTCGCTTTGGCATCTACCAACCAAGGGGTAAAGCTGGGCCAGAATCAATCGGCACAGTAGGGGGCAAAGACTCCGGCGCACAATTACATACGGGCGGCGCACTGCACGCCGAAGCATGTACGCGCGACGCTGCATCTAGCGGAATCGCATGGGCAGCGCAGGCGGCAATGCTCAGCAGCGTATCGGCTGCCGACGGCAGGGGGCCGAATACCAGCGGCGGAGCTTGCGGGTCAGCGAGCAGGGTAGCCATTTCGCGCCGAGCATTTTCGGCGGTCACCATAGCGGCCAATTCGGAATCCGTAGGACGGCGATTCCACTGAACAACGGCGTTCGCCCCGCAAGAGCGACATAGTGGCGCTGTCAATGGATCCCCCTAAAACGGTGGCGCGGAAAAGTTGAAATCGGAGCGCGTCTTGAGCTTGTGGCACGGCCGGCAGAGGATTTGAACGTTGGAGTCGATATCCTCGCCGCCTAGTGCCAGCGGAACGACGTGATCGACGTCCGCAGCAGACGGAAGAACGCGGCACGGGCATTTCGCGCACTGCGCCCATCCCGCTTCTCGGATTGCCTTGCGCATTCGCGCCGCAGCGTCGTTTCCCCGCGCGATGGCCTCACGCCGCTTGCGATGGGCCTTGACAGAGGGTCGAGCCGCGTAGGCAGCGTGGTGAGTCGCACAGCGGCCACGATGGGTCGCCGGACACTGGCAGTCAAGGCAGGAAGTAAGCACTGCGACCGCCGATCACGCGAAAGAGCACATACCAAATTTGGTATGTGCCTGGAGAGAAGTTATCAGCAGACCCGGCAGTTGCCGGATGGTGGGGTCCACCCGTAGCCCGTTACGGGGTCGCTGCTGATTCCGTAGCCGCTCCCGGACTCGAACCGGGAACCTCGGGCACCTAAGGCCCGCGCCTCTGCCGATTGGGCTAAGCGGCCATTGCTGGCGCAACAGGACTCGAACCTGTCCCGCACGGCTGATCGACCGTGGGATGCTCCCTTTGCTCACGCCATTGGTAGTCTCTGCCGGATTCGAACCGGCGTTACCGCCGTGATGGGCGGAGTTCTGGGCCGCTGAACTAAGAGACCGACAGGGGGTGAAGCGGTGGCCACCGCGACTTTCCTGCCAAGGGAGCAACCCCTCTGTTCGCCCGACGGGATTTGAACCCGTGACCTACGCCTTATCGGGGCGCTGCTCTAACCAGACTGAGCTACAGGCAACATGTGCAAGGCTTTCGATCCAGACCCCGGCTTTCGCCTCGGTACCTTGCTGCTGGGCGCGTCCCTCCGCCCGGAATTGAACCGGGGTAATCGGTGCCACAGACCGACGCTCTACCACTGAGCTACGAAAGGTACGAAATACCCGCTAGAGCTCTACCAACGGACGGGAGAGAGCGTCAGACACTGGGAGCGTCTAGCGGGGGTCATTAGTGAGAGACAGGCACTCGGTCCGCCTGTCGCGTAGTCGTCGGTGCGCGGTAGTCCCGCTCTCAGGTGTACTAGAGAGCAACGCATTCCAGGCGAAAAGGGCGGAAATCACAGCGAAGGGGCGCCGAGTGACGGAGGTGACGAATGGAGGTGCTTTTTGTGTATCCCTATAGGATTTCCTTAGGGATACATAAAACAGTATCCCAAACGTCACCGCCGTCACTTCCGCTGGTCAGAGCTGGTGCCGCTGAGAGTCCGTCAGATGAACCGTCACGCGCCTGCCCGCTGAAATGCCAAAGTCGGCCACACCGTGACCGACTCGTGACGTAGGTTAGGGTTACCTGTGTGAGCTAGCTCACTTCGTCTGGGGTCTCGTCATGCACCCATTCGACCGACACCCGCTCGCTAATTGGCGTAGTGCTGCCCCGCCTCGCGGCCTTTCGCACGGTGATGCGACTGACGAACAGCCGCACGAACGCCCGTCGCTGTTCCAGCGTGGCGCTGTCCCACCATGAACCCTCTCCCACCGGGTCGGTGTCGGGGTCCTCCGGCAGCCATTCACGGATTGGGAGCGGCGGTGTGTCTGCTGCCTCAAGCGATCGGATGCGCTCTTCTGCTGCGTCCATGCGAGCCAACATCTCTGTTTCCTCTGCTACGAACATCTGCACACCCCGTGCACCCCGGTACCCGCCTGCCTTGCGGGTCGCGTAGAGCTCTTCTAGCGCCTGTGCAGCGTCCGCCCGCTCCACCACTAGCGCCGCCCGCTCTCCGGCCCGTTCGGGGGCTTCTAGGGCCCGTCCGAATCGTCGGGTTGCTTCCCGCAGAACATCGCCAGTCTCGGGGTCCTCTTCGGCCGTGTTGATCAGCCCGAAGATACGGCGGGCCACGTAATCGTCAAGTACGCGACGACTGACTGTGCATTCTCCCGGATGCTGGCCGGCCTGCGCCTGCCCCGGCTGCCTGCCACACCGGTATGACGCGTTGCTTGGCTTGGCGCTGGAATGGGCGGCCATAGAGCTTCCGCACTCACAGCGCAGAATCCCCAACCCGGACAGCAGCGTAGTTTGCCGACTTAGACCCTGCCCACGCCCGCGTGTGTCGAGCCACGCTTGCAGCTCGTACCATTCAGCGGCCGGAATGATCGGATCGTAGGCTACTAGCGGGCGCGTCGTTTCCGGGTCGCGCAGAATACGGTACGTGTCGACGTTTTTGGTTTTGGTCCCGTCCGCACGCACCTTATAGACGATTTCCACGCTAAAGCCAGCGATGCGCGGGTCCCGCATGATTCGCTTAAGTGTTGTGGTGTCCCACGCGCTGTTTTTGGTCTTCTTGCCGTAGGTCGCGCCCCGGGTGGGTACCTTCTCTGCGTTCATCCGTGCGACAATTCCCGTCAGCGAGCCCGGATGGCGCCCCTGCGTCTGTGTAGGGTCGTATGCCGCGTTCATGTGCTCGCGAATGGTGGCCCACACGGTGCGAACAATGCTGGCTTCTTCGGAACTGTGGTGGAGTTCCTGGACAACGATCGGGCGCCCCTCTGAGTTGAGCCGTGTTGCGGGCACCATGCGGAACCCATACGGGGCTTGTCCGCCGACCCAGCCGCCCAATTCCTTTGCGGTTCGCTTCGCGCCGCCTACTGCGATGCTCTTGTTTTTGCTTTCGCTGTGGGCAGCGTCAAGGCGCATGATCAGGTGAATCAGATCCATAAGGTTGCCCTTGCGGAACTCACCCTCCGTCACACTCACGATGGTGACGCCGAGATTAAGCAACTCCGAGACGATAGGAATCGCGTCAAGCGGGTCGAGCCGTGAAAACCGGCTGATGTAATAGACGATGATCATGTTTAGTCGACCCGACCGACAGTCCCGCAACATGCGCTCAAAGTCGGGCCGCTCTACCCCGCTGAATGCGGAAATGCCCAAATCTTCGTACAGCTCGATTTTCTTTGCGTTCCGGCGGTTCGCTTCCTCAATTCCCCGGGCACGCTGTGTTGCCGTACTTGCTTCGGACTTGTTCTCGCGCTCATTCGACTGGCGCCCGTATACTCCGGCGTGAACGTCCATCCCCGAAACCACCCCTAGTGACATGCGAGAACTCTAGTGCCTGATCTGACAGAACTCAAAGATGCTATCAGTTAGGGGACTATGGGGGACAGGGCGGCTGACCTGCGGTTTTACCCGTTACCGACCCGTTCCCCCGCCTACGCCCGCAGGATGATGCCGCCGCCCGACCGCCAGACATACCGTCGGGCGCATGGCCACTTACCTCCGCTCTCGCTGCCTGACCTACCGGGACGCTGTCCGGCTGTGCCTGGATCTGGCAGCGTTCTACACCCGCACCGGACGGCCCGAGAGGGCATCTGTGCACCGCTACGCGCGTGGGTTCGGCGTCTACGTGACCACGCCGGACGACGCGGGGAATACCGGGTTGCTCGCGGACGCTGTGACTCGGGTACCTGTTGAACGATGAACGAGAGATCGATGCACGACTCAGTAATGACCATCCGTACATACAAGATCAACGCCGCTGGCGACAGCTACGCGACCAGCGAGACGCGAGCACTTCGCGGCGAGCTTGCCAACCCATTCACGGTCAACCCGAACGCGTGGCCCGCATGTGCCTGTTCTCGCTGCGCCTAGGCCCCCTTAACGCGAAGCGTCGGCACAGTCTTCGCTGCCTCCCGCAGGGCATCCTCACGGGCCATTCCGCCAGCCTGTAGCCGGTCGTACGCGTCGGCGAACACGGTCAGTTGCTCCAATACCGCCGCCTCTTTCAGTGCGATGCGGCGTGCCTGTTGCTTCGCTGCCATGGCGGCGCGGAAGGCTTCGGCATCCTCTGCTAGGGCGGCCTCACGCTGCCGCTTAAGCTCCGCCGCCTTGCAGATCTTGCATGGATACCCGAACTCCCGCGTCCTTCCCCCAAGGGGCCAATGCTCCGCCGTGAGCGGCTTGTCCTGCCCGCACGTGTTGCAGTGCCGTGTCTCTACC